GAATAAAATCATCAATGAACCGATCTAGAGCTCGTTTATAGTTAGGAGTTAATTTATCAGCCTTAGACATAATATATGCCATATCCGGGAATCCTTCTGCCTGCGAATCAGTAACATAATATACTGGGATAAATGTTGTAAATTCAGCATATCGACCAACTATAATAGACGCAACTTCAAATTCATCCATTTCTTTGGTAATTTTGAAAAGTTTGTCTTCTCCGTCAATTTCATACACTCGACCATTATCACCAGAAGCAAAGAATCTAAACTGTTTATTTTTTATTTTAGTCAATAATCGATCTAAATCCGTATCTTTCATTTCGCGTAGTAAATGTTTTAATCGTATCATTATTCTCCCTTAAATGCAATATTTTTATCGAGATCTATTCGAATCAAAAAGTTCATATCAACATCATCTCGTTTGCGGATAACTTGAGCCATTTTTCCAATTGCTAGTAATTGGCCAGCATCATCATATAATCCAATTGTAGTTATATATGGAGCAAAATCACTTCCACTAACAAATGGCTGATATGTTACATCATCATCTTTAGTTAATGTTAAATTTGTCGACATATTAAAATCTCCAGCATCTAGTTTTGCAACTACACTTAACTCATTAATAGTCACCGTGCTTCGATATGATAAAGTATATGGTGTATTAATCATGTTATTTATTCGATAATCTGGGGAAGAAAATACAATAAGTCCTTGTTTACTAAATACATTTCCAACATGATTTGATTGCAACACAGTTCCACCTTCTGCCCGGTTAGCTAATGCTGCAATTTGAGTTGGTGTGATAGCTTTATTAAATATTCTAACTTCGTCGATAGCCCCTTGTAAATTTGAAGTACCACTATCATATCCACCAATTTTTAATGTATCAGTATTGTCAATTCTGGCAGAAGCAGTAAATGGCGAATTCAATGTTTGAAGCAAAACAGAAGATGCACTTGCATGCAACGTACCATTAATATACATTTGCAACGCGCTGCCGGATTTTTGACAAACTACATGATTCCATGAACTAGAAACTGCAGTAGATGATGTAATTTGCAGTTTAAAAGAAGTGCTACCTGCTGCAGAAAATATTAATCGATTGCTTCCACTTAATTCTATGCGGAATGGATAAGTTGGAGTTATTGATTGAGATGCTTTTGCTAGAATCAATTGATTAGTAATACTAGTATTTGACCCGGTGATAAAAAATGAAATTGCATAATCATGATCCCGGTCATAATATCCATCTAGATGAGATTCAATATATCCAGCTCCTGTGAATTTTGCTGCTAGTCCTAAAGCCTTTTGTTGACCAGTAGTAGTTGGTATTCCCGGAACATAAGTTACGCCAGCAGAATTATATGTAATTCTAGAACTGTCAAAGTATTCATTAAATCCTTCGTACCATTTTACATCTGACACGATAGCCGCAGTATTAAATGCTGTATCTAATAGATTGCCATAACGATCACTATTAAAAGACCCAGAAACTGACGATGTAAATGAAAATGATTCTGGTTTAATTCCTTCCCCTATTTTAACTTGCGGAATCGAAAATACCGATGCTGATTGATACAAATACTTTTGAGTTCGAGTTAAATCAGTTGGCCCATATGTATTATTAGGCTGTCCTTTGTATTTATAGAATAAATGATTTATAGATTGGTATATAATCGTTTGTAAGCTGCCATCTAGGTTAGTAGCATCATTATATGTTAATTCAGACCCTAGTGCTGGCAAAACATCGATGTCGCTGTAAATAGCCGTTAACGGTAATAAACTGCTAGTACTAGATCCAGATGCTACCGACCAAGATTTAAATACTTGGAACGGATTAATCATTACATCAGATGCATCTATTTTTTTAAAAACAGTTGGATATATGCCTTGATATGAAATTTCATTATTTATTTTTGCTTCAGCCATAATCAGTAAAAACCCTACTACATTTAATATAAATATAGCAGGGCTTAAATCAATGTGTTATTTTAGAAATCCAATTTAACTCGGATAAGAGCTTCTCTTTGGAATGATTTTAACAATGCTTTGCTTAATTTAGCAATTGCTAATAACTCTTGACGATCATTGTATAATCCAACCGTTGTAATATATGTTTTAGGATCACCTACAAATGACGATTGGGCAATCTGGCCTACGCTGCCAGAAACATATGATGGATTATTTGAAAAGTTATATTCTGCGTTTTTAATTCTTACGAAATAATGTGTGCTTGTAATCTTTTCTGAGTTTCTTGCAATAAAGCCATATGGATCACTCGTCATCGGATCTGTTAATAAAGCTGATGCTGATATTGAATGATACAAAGCAAAATGATTATTACCTTCTGAACTAGAACCAGTATTAGTTTGGAAATTTAATTGTTGGTCTAACATCTTACCATCTAATACCAATGTTCCATAATCTGGATAAGCTAATCCATAATAAACAGGAGCAGATGGATTATAAACACCACTATTAATAGACCCAGAAACAATGTTATAAACTTTACCAGTCCCTACTATAGTTGCAGATGCAATTGAAGAATCATCAATTAATGTTACAATTTTAGTTGAACTACTTACAGCAACACTACCAGTTGCATTTAATGGACGAGAACCAGATATTACACGAAGTGGTAATTCAAAGTTTCCAGCATCTAATTTTTCTTTTACTCGGTTTCTTTTAAAGTTAACAACATATATTGAATCAGTGCTTCCAGACCCAGCAGTGGTAAATCGAGTATCAGTCGGATTCAATAGTAATTGTCGATATTGAGAATACACAGCGCGAGACGGAGAATCATTAAGTTGACCTTGTGAATCAGATCCACTACCTAACGCGTTTCCATAAGCTAATGAATATTGTACAGCAGCTCCATCAGATGTTGGATCAGTTTGTAATACATCAATATAATATCTTCGCTGCGAAGTTGTTTCAATAGAAGATGTAAAATAAGTTGTTAATGCAGCTAAATTATCACTCCATAAACCGGCAGTTACAACTTCAGTTTGATTTGCTACAATATCATTTACCGCATCAAATTTAGTATAAGTACGACCATTACGAGATATGATTTGACTTTGTTGCATTTCTGCTACCATTTGATTAGCTAATGATTGTGCCAATTGTTGCACTTGATCAGTTACTGATGGTGGTACAACCCGGCTAGGCGCAACAGGACCTGCTGCTGGCCTCGGTACCGATGTTTGTGCCGCAGCCTCTCTACCAGACTGTCCGTGTCTAGTTTGTTGTTTTAATTTTTTAATTAAAATCGATGTGTTCATATTGTTTACCTATTATATAGTAGCAGTAGTTGCTTTTTTAACTGTTAAATTAATTGTTACACTTCCACCAGTTTCATTACCAATTACAGTAATCGTAGCAGTTTTATCTTCAATCATTTGTGTCTTAGCAATAATTTTAAATTCAAATCCAGCCGCAGCAACACTTTGTGCATCTTGATTATCCCCGATAAATCTCGGCGCCGTAGGTAATACTGAATTCTGTAATGCACGTGTTACTTGTATATCAGCTACCGTTGAATCAGACAATATAGCAGTGTATCCTAAATTGCTATTTCCGCCTTGGAAATTACTTGTATTTGGAGAAATAATCGAGCTATCACCATTTGCAATCAATAAAATTGATGTATTGCCAACTGTTACAACTGGTATATTAGTTGTTTGTTTTGGTAATGTAATTAATTTGTATTTCAATGCTTGTGTTTCATCCGGAATGGCTTCCGTGATTGGCATATTTTCAATGATCGTACCATAATATGCTGTTCCTAATGGATGATCTGGATTCCATAATGAGTAATCTACCTCATCATCGCCAACCGCAAATTGCGTAATATTAAATGCAGTACCGCCTTTTGCTAGCAATTCTCTTCCTTTTAATGTTAATATAGCGTCGATTGTTACGCTTGTATTATCTAAATATCCCATATCGTTTTAACCTTATTTTATATAAATATACATATTATTAATTTTGGTGGTAATTTACAATACAAAACTACCTTGTTGACCAACTGTCTGATAAATCAATTGATTACCATTTGCAGTTCGCCATTCAGCTACTGGGCCGCCATCAACCGTGTCAGTTGAATTTATATTAAATCCAGCTGATGTCATTTTAGCACCAGAATATCTTTGATTGTTTATTCCTTGTGGTAAGAAGTCTTGTACTTCAGCTAAAGTTCCGCTAAATACAAATAAATCAACAGCATATGAACCAGTACCATAAGAACCAGAACCATAAACTGGTCCAAAGCTTTGTGTTGCGTTCGATGTACTTCCTGATATGAATTTATATTCCGATACTACGCTAGATGTGATTGATGGGCATACTGCTTCACTCATCCAATATGGAGTTGATGCAGTAATATATGTGCTGCCAGATCTAACTAGGTATTCATGGGAATATGGAGTTCCATCATATTTGTCAGCCGTTGATGCCGTTAAATACATTTGCCATTGATCATCATCAATTCCTGATACTGATACAATCTTACCATCAACAGATCCAGTAAATTGTAAATAATCTCCTGATGCTACTGGCGAAACTGCGGCAATTAAACTGTTATATGATTCATCCTCACGTACAATTTTAGGAAGTATTCGGTCTTTGCTTCGTTCTAATAAATTTGGTTGTATTAATATCCCGGTTAACTTATCAACCCGGGCTGGAAGTAATTGTTCTAGTTGTCGGAAGAATGAAAGATCGAACAATGTAAACATATTAATGTATGCATTGATATCATTTCGAGTTTCATATTTTTTCCAATATGTTTGGGCAGCTTGTATAAGTCTAGGATATGATTTTGAATCAGTTTCGCCCGGATCTCCAATATATTGATCTAATTCAGTGAAGCCATATTGAGCAATGATATCTTCATCAATCATTGTTTGGGGTGAAAAATACACACCTAATTTTTTACTGTCTAATGCAGCATTATCAAATTGACTACGTTCCGCTCTAGTTTTAACATCTAAAATTCCAACTAAATCATTAGCTTCTAGACGAATTTTATTGTCATCGAATGTTCCGGCACCTAAAGAAGGCGAATCATAGTAATATGTTTCTTCGATCGAATCATATGGAGTTGCAGTAGACCACCCCGTAAACGAAGCGGTAAACGAAGCTGCTGCTGGTTGTACCCCTTGCATCGACCCAGTTAATGTGTGATTAACTTTTTGAGTTAATGGTAATCGGAATATTAACTCATTGTATGGATCTGCACTATTATAAGCAGCTGGAGCTTTTACATGGTTATCAAAATATGAAGTTATATTAATAGTATTCCATAATCGAAATTCTTGCAGTTGTCCTTTTAATCTAGAAGCATTATAAGATCCTCCTAATGTTATAAGTGATTGCCCAGCCGCCGGGAATAATTGGCTACTAGTACAAGATGTTTCTGCTACAATTTTTCCATATTTTGATCGTTTAACTACCGCATATGAATTACCGCCATCATCAGTAATCAATACCGTTAACCAACCGCCATCAAACATCTCAATCGGCACCGATGGTGATTCGCCATTTAATGATATAGTTCCCATTGTCCCAGAAACGAATTCGATTGTAGCATAAAATTTCGTAATACCAATATCTAGTAATTCTATCGTCGATGGTATCATAGGATTTGTTCGTACATCATCTAATCGAAAACGAAGTTCGATTGCTAGCGGATTAGTTGTATCATAATCTAGAGTAACTTCTCCTGCAGTTGTACCAATTAAATCCAATGCATAATCAAAATTCAATTTTTCATATACCGGAGCTCGGTCTAATCTAGGTCCCCCATATTCATTGATTGATATCATTGACTGAGGAATACCATAACATGATAATAATGCTTGCACACTGCGTTTAGTACCTTTAGATTTTAAAAGCAATGGCAAGTTATTTACAATACGTCTCCACACGGTGTATGTCATATCTCGACCTGGTACACTAGGATCTCCAACTGAAATAGAACCAGTTAATGGTGTTCCTGTTTCCGATGTACCTAATACATATTGCCATAGATCTTGATATTGATTTCCATCTGTCAAGTTCCAACCAAATTGTTTTGCTACTGAATATAGCAATTCATTTGGCATTCCTAATTTAGGATTTTCTTCTCGTTTATTGGTTTTAGACATATGATTAATATACGTATATAGTATATCATAATGATGTCCTAACATATTAACAAATGTACCCAAATCAACATTAGCAGCATCATATCGAATATATTCAGGTATTGCTGCGGTTAATGCATTTAAATTTAAAGTATCGTATAATGATGCTTTATACGATAAATTATCAAACCATGTTATAAATTCTGGACTTGTAGTCC